GTCTTCTTCATTTGTTACTGCAAGTCTGCAATTCTCAAATGGCAAGTGATTGATACGAGCAATTGTTGTTCTATCTACTGACCACACAATCTCCCAAAAGAAGCCTCCATGTAGCTTCAAATCAAGAGCAGTTGCACTGCGAATATCATCAAGCTTCAATCTTTCAAGCTCTCTTTTGGCAATTGGTAAATCAGTGCTGAATTCCTTTCCAGCTATAGTGAAAGCAATGGACATGGTAAGTGATCCATGAACAGAGCTTGTATTGTATAAGTCAATCAAGTATTGTGGGAACAGATTATTGTCTCCATAATTAACCCACCCTTTTGGAGTCTCTTTCTCAATGGCTTCCTGAACATAGTCTTTTGCCATGTTCACAATCATTGGAGCTGTATGTTGTATCTTATCCATTGTATGTGATGTCCGAATTTACGGATAGATTTGGATCAGTGAAGTATGGTGTTGATAAGTCTTGCACCATCAAATATCCCTTCTCAATCATGCCTAACAGCAGCATTTGTGGGATCTAAATTTGTGTTGGAATTCTGCCCATAAACTTTGAAAGAATACCGAGCTGGATATTCAATCAATAGAGAAGAATTCAATGGATCATTGGCATCTGTGCTGATGACAATTGAAGTGTATCTATCATTGCTTACAGATATTTGAGGAATGCAATAAAGCTTCTCAAGTGTCTGCTCATTGGTGAGCTCAAGCAGATAGTCTGTGTAAAAATTAGATAGCAAAAGCTCCCCTTCCTGTATTTGCAAGAAGAGGAGCTGTGCTTGTGTATTTGTCAGTAAGTACAGCATGTACTTCTGATCTTAGATGTTTGAAGTAGAAACTGTGATTGTTGCGAAGTTGTCAAATGGAGCTTCTGTTGCTGGATCAAAAGCATCAAGCATATATGCTTTGTTCTTCTCTTCAGCAGTGAATGTCACATTGTAACCATTCATATCTCCCTTTGCAGTTCCTGTCTGTGTGGTGAATGCAGTCACTTCTGCTGAAGTGTGGTATCCAACCATCCAGATGTTGTCATTGCTGTCTTGAACAAAAACAACAAGTCTTCCTTTAGCCATATTCTGAAGCTCAAGAGAGCGTGCAGAAGATAAGCCATGAAGAGCAGCTACAACTGTCTGAGTATAGAATATAGTTCCATTCTCAATGCTGATAGCAGCTTCTTCTGTGAAGCTTCCTGTGTTCTTTGGACAATCATATTTGTAGATTGTTCCTGTTGCAAGAGCAGTCACTATATTAGTTGTTCCGTTTATGGTGGCACTATTCTCTCCGAATGTTGAGAATGCTCCAAGATAAACAGCTTTTATGCCACCAATTCCTTCTTTGCAATTGATGCTCATTCCATGTGTTAAAGTACAGCTCACTTTTTTATGTATTTAATAGTTATTAAAAATGATGATGTTCAATGAGCAAGAGCACTGATGCCCTCACCCATTGAACAAAGGATCATCTTAGTATGCTAAGATTGCTTCAGTTGGGAAACCTACTTGAGTTCCAGCTCTGAATTTCATAACAACACGCACGTTGTCTGAACCATCAGTCTCAGTCATGTCAACAACTTTCGCCTCGTTGAAATCTGAATTCAAATCAGTTCCAAAGTGCAAGTTGTCTTTCTTTGCGAATACAACTACGTTGTCAGGAATACCTGGACATACATACATTTCATATCCATCAATGGTCATTGGAACAGCAACAGCAGCATTGAATTGCTGTAAGTATCCCAAAGTTCCAAGAGCTTGACGGTAGAATTGTGCAGTCTTCTTATTCACATAGCACTTCACAGCTGGATCACCAACCAATGCAGCTGGCAATACAGCCTCTACAGATTGGATATCAGCAACAACAGTTGAAGCTGAAATTGTACCTATGTTAACATCAGGAGTTCCACCTTTTGCAACATCCAATACTTCAAGAATTCCAGTGAATGCAGTGTATGTAGCTGGAGCACCACCTGGAGTGAAGTTACCTTGCCAGATGTTATATTCAATTGCTTCAGCAACTTTTGCAGAAACGTGAGAAAGCATGAAGTCAGCAAAGTTCGCTGGAATCACATCATTGATAAAGCCTCTTCCTGTTTGAGCAGCTTCCCAATCTTTTGCGAATTGGCGTTTGCAAACTTCGATGTTTACTTTCAAATCAGTAACTTCAAGCACTCTTTCAGCAAGAGTCAAAGTAGTTCCTGAATTGTCGAAGTCACAACCCCAAGCTTTCACAATGCCTGTAGTTGATAAAGTCTTAAGCACAGCTTTGTACTTAACATTTTCATGTAATGTCACATACTCATTCGCAAGAGTATCTCCAGACAATACAGCAGCAGCTATATATGGTAATGCTAATTCACCAGCATAGCTTGAAGATGAGATGGTTAAATTTGATGCCATTTCTTTTCTTTTTTTGGTTTATTTGTTTGTGTATTTAGCCACAATAGCACTTGCTCTGTGGTGAATTGATTTCATTTCTTTTATGTTGATAGGAGCAGAAGCTTCAGTTTTTGCAGCTCTCTGATTAACAGAAGCAACAGCTGGAGCTTTTGACAATTCAACAATCTTTGAATTTGCTTCTGACAATTGAG